GGGCGTGATCGTCTCCGAGTTGGATGTCTTCGCTTTTGAGTACACGCGGACAGGCGTCCGGTACTCGGCCCCGGACGGGACGCACGATGATTGCGTGATGGCCCTGGCCCTGGCGATCTATGGCCGGACAGGTGCGCCGGGGGTCGGGGTATGGTAGATAGTGCCTTTACCACAGCCAACGCTCTATATGGACGATCCGTTAACGGATGCGCCAGGGCGTGACGGAGGAGACCAAAGAGATGCGATGCTGCGGCTGCGGCAAACTCCTCGCGGAGAAGGCCGCGACCGGCACGGTGATTGTCTGCTCCCGGTGCAAGACGCGTAACGAGGTGGATGATGAGTGAAACCGAGATACGGGCGGCAACCCCTGTAGACCTTGCCTACATTGATAACCTCCAGCGTATTGAGGCAAACGGGCCTGACTCAGTTGGCTTTATCCCGTGGTCTCGATATGAGAAAGAGGTGATGACCGGGGGGATTCACCTGGCCTTCGATAACGACGAGCCTACCGGATTTGTCTACGCCACACATAACCGGCACGGGGTGACTCGTATCCAGCAGATTGTAGTTCAGAAAGATGCTCGCCGTGCAGAGAGGGCGACGGCACTAATTGAGGCAGCGATCCGAGAGAGCGGTTGGCTTGTGTCTCTGCGGTGTGCCGAAGACTTAGAGGCCGTGGAATTCTGGCCTGCTATTGGGTTCGAGCGGGTAGATGTGGACGACAGGCCGAACAAACGGAAGCGGAAGGTGCTGAAATTTCAGAAGATAGTAGGTGGGATATGGATGGCTGATTGATGAGACCGTATTACGAGGACGATGCCGTTACCATCTACCACGGGGATTGCCGCGAGATTCTGCCGACGCTGCCGCCGGTCGATTTAGTGCTGACCGACCCGCCGTATGGGATAGATGGCCCGATGGGTACGCTCCAGGCTTCGGCGCAAGTGGCGATAAATTACACCACGCAATTTCGGGATGATGAATCCAACCTTCGGCGGGTAGTCGTGCCTGCAATACAGGGGCTGATTGAACGGACACCGGCGGTCATCCTGACACCGGGCAACCGCTACTTCGCCTCATACCCGCAGCCCCAGTCATTCGGCGCGTTCTACTATCCGAGCACGGTGAGCGTCCAGACGTTTGGTAATCTGGATGCACAGCCGATCTTTTATTATGGGAAGAACCCTCGTGGGGAGCGGTTTGGCGTCGTCTTGTCGTGGCTCGTGACCGAGAAGGCAGAGGAGTTCGGCCATCCCTGCACCAAGCCCATTCGGATGTGGAAACGACTCTTGGCAAGCGTGTCGTTGCCAGGTATGTCAGTCCTCGACCCTTTCATGGGTTCCGGTACGACACTCCGGGCGGCCAAAGACCTGGGGCGCAAGGCTATCGGAATCGAGATCGAGGAGCGGTATTGCGAGATAGCGGCCCAGAGGATGTCGCAGATGGTGCTGGAGTTTGACGCGATCTGACCGGGCGTGATATCGTCCGAGGTAGTGGCCCGATCCGGCACAGTGTCCGAGGCGCAAGCCCGAACGCCGGAGGAGGTCGCTTTTGCCGTTCTGGGACACGCTGTTCCGCAAGCAGCAGCAGGAACTATCGACCACCGTCCCGCTGAACATGGACGTGGGGACGGCATCCTATCCTGACGTTAACTACGCAAATTTCGCCTCCGAGGGCTACGGCAAGAACGAGATCGTTCACGCCTGTATCCGGGAGCTAGCGACCTCCGCGGCAACGCCCCGGTACTACGTCCAGGCCCCGTCGACTGACGGCGGCACCGTCGAGGTAGAGACCGGCCTACTCTACGACCTGACCGCCAAGCCGAACCCCTACAGCGACTGGTACTCGTTCATTGAACGGCTGGTCACGTTCCTGATGGTCGCGGGCAATGCCTACGCGATCAAGGAGCGGGGCCGTAATGACCAGGTCTCGGCCCTGTATCTCCTCCGGCCCGACCGGGTCACGATTGTGGCCGGGGACTACGGGGCCAGCAGCTACGTCTACGAGGTCGGCGGCACCGAGTACGGGGTCGACGCCCGCGATATGTGCCACCTCGCCCTGCCGAATCCCGGCGGTGACATCTACGGCCTCTCGCCTCTCCAGGTAGCGGCCCGCACCGTCAACCTCGATCTCAATATGACCGACTTTGCCAAGGTCTACTTCGCGAACGCAGGCGTCCCGTCCGGCCTACTCAAGATCAAGCGACGGCTGACCTCGCAGGAAGAGGCGTCAACGATCCGGTCGCGGTGGCGGTCTCAATTCGGCGGGGTCAATAACTTCCACCGGACCGCGATCCTAGACGACGACGCCGAATACCAGCCGATGAGTAACAGCCCCAAAGACATGGAACTGGCCGGTCTGCACAACCTGACCGAATCCCGAATCTGCGCGGTCTTCGGCGTTCCACCGATCCTCGTCGGGGCGAACGTCGGCCTCCAGCGGTCGACCTTCTCCAACTACCGGGAGGCCCGTCTGGCGTTCCACTCCGAGACCCTGGAGCCGATGGTCGCCCGCATCCTCCGGTATTTCAACCGGAACCTGTTCGACGAATACTCCGGCAACGAGACCCTCGCGGTCGACTGGGCCGCGATGCGGGGCACTCTCGACGACCAGGTGGCGACGACGACCCGCCTCACCGCCCTATTCGCAGGCGGAATCCTCACCTTGAACGAGACGCGGGAGGCTCTGGGGTTCGACGCGGTCTCGGACGGTGCGCTCCGGCGTATCCCGTCTAGCGTGTTCGAGGTCGCTGAGGGACAGCCCGCTCCGGTCGCGGTCGATGCCGCTCCGGTCGAGCAGGCGCACCCGGCCCTGGCCGAGGTCAAGGCTCCGAGGGTCGCCCCTCGCGGGCAGATGCTCCGCCGCCGGATGATCGAGGAGCGGGAGGAGGAGACTGATGAGCTTGCGGCCAAAGTCCTACGGCACTTCCGAGGCGTCCGCAATCGCGCCGACGGCATCCTGGGCCGCCACATGGAGCGGCAGACCGCCGAGACGAAGGGGTATCCGTTCGGGGTCTCCGATATGCTCCCGCCGGTCGAGACGGGCAACATGGAGAAGATTCTGGGGGCGGCCTATCGCAAGGTGTCAAAGCGGACGTTCGGCACAATCAACAACGTGGGCGTCGCCGGGACTCTCGACTGGAGCGACAAGCTCCCGACGGTGCAGCGGGTACTAACCCAGGCCCCGACGCGGGCCGCGATGATCCACCGGACGACCTCCCAGGCTATCGGGCGGGCAATCGGTATCGGCCTGGAGCGCGGGTATTCCATCGAGCAGTTAGCGCGGGGCGTACCGGACGACAAGTTTCCCGGCATCCGTTCGGTTCTGGGAGAAACCGAGAATCGAGCAAGGCTGATATCCCGCACTGAAGTAATGAGGACGCAAAACCAGACAACGACCGGTTTCTACCAAGAGCAGGGCTTCGTGTATGTCCGGGCTGACGACGTAGACGGTGACCCCGACGACAACTATATCGACCCTGGCGACCCCTACGGGCGGACGTGCGCGGAACGGCACGGCCAGATATATACCCTGGAGGACGCCCAGAACATAGACGACCATCCGAACGGGACGCTGAACTGGATGCCGATGCCGCGAGGCTATAAGCCGGAGGGGACTATATGATCCATAAGACCGTCATTGCTAGTGCGAAGGCCGTCGACGAGGCCGAGGGGATCGTCGAGGCGTACACGAACACGATGGGCGTGGTTGATGCCGACGGCGACATCGTGGAGCCGACCGCGTTCAACTCCTCCATCGCGGACAATCTCCCGATCCCGGTTCTGTCCGGTCACGATCAGGGCAAGCTCGTGGGGAAGGTGATCTTCGCACAGCCCCGGCATATTACCGGGGACGAGTACCGGCTGTTCACCCGGATGCAAATGAATATGGAGACCGAGGCGGGGCGGGACGCCTTTAGTAACGTCGCCGGTGACTTCGTCCGCGAGTGGTCGATTGGGTTCAACATCCCGAAGGAGTCCGATGTCGAGCAGGAGGGCCGGGATGTCTCGACCGTAATCCGGCGCATATCTAACCTGGACTGGGTCGAGGTATCTTCAGTGATACGCGGCTCGTCTCCGTCAACGGTGACCGTAGCGGCGAAGGCGTCGCCGGCAACGCACGCGAAGGGCGCGATCCCGTCGCATCTGACCGCCTGGGTCGAGGACGCCTGGGACGGCGGCCTGATGCGGGGCCGGATCAAGGGAGGGGCGGCAGCCCTCCGGGCGGCGCACGCCTGGGTCGACTCCGACGGCGACCCGGAATCGAAGGCGAGTTATAAATACCTACACCACCATGTTGGGCGCAACGGGCGCGGCGGGCCTGCGAACATCCGGGCCGTCACGGCCGCTCTATCGAACCTCAACGCCCGCAAGGCGGGGATACCGGAGAACGACCGGCGCGGGGTATATAACCACCTGGCCCGGCATCTCCGGGAGGCGGGCCGCAAGCCCTCCGAGCTACGGTCTGCCGGTCCTCCCGATAGCTCCAAGCCGTACCCGAACTTCCACGTCTGCCGGATGCGTGAGCCGGACGAGTTCGACCGGTTCCGTACCGCAGACGAGACCATCGACGACAAGCCCGTCGTGGTGCTATATGGCCGGGAGGTGGATACCGAGGATTGGGATATCGCAGCCTACCATCTGCCAGTCGATGACTGGACCGAGGACGAAGCCAGAGCGTTCTGCGAGGAACACGACGGCATTAAATTTGAGCCAGCAACAGGCGAGGACGATGACGCGACCGGTGACGATGACGCACCGGATGACGATGGCGCAACGGACGACGCCGCCTCCGACACGGCCCTGGCGGCCGCCTTGGACACGGCAGAACGCACGTTACGCCTTCAGCGTACAAAGCTCGCCCTGCATGGAATACACCACAAGGAGTAGATGAATTGAACACGCAAGAGATGCGCCGGGAGGCTAACGCCATCCTCGGCCAGGCGGAAGCGTCCCTTAAGAGCGGTGAAGTCGAGCAGTTTGAGCGGATGATCGCGGACGCCCAGGCCAAGATGTCAGAGGCCGACAAGATCGACGTGGCAGCGTCCCAGTTGAAGGTTCTGAAGGGCGAGTTCAACCGCCCGACTAACAGCGTGCCGATTGCCGACAAGGATGTGGCGGCATACGACCCGAACGACACGGGTGCGCTCAACAAAGCGTCCTACAAGCCGTCCGCATGGGTCAAGGGGCTCCCGGCGATGTCGCAGCCGCTCTGGGTGCAGGAGCAGATGGGCCACACCCAGAAAGAGGAGGCCCGGTTTCAGACCGACACGTTCGTGAAGTGGCTTCGCAGCCCCTCCGACGACGTGTTCTGGAAGACCGCCAGCGCAGACGAAGTTAAGGCAATGCAAGAAGAGACGGATGCCGAGGGCGGGTTCTTCGTCCCAGAACAGTTCATTTCGCAGACGATCCATGACCCAGGGGTACCGGGTTCGCAGCTTCGGCCGCTCTGCACGGTGATCCGTGTCTCGTCCAAGGACGGTTATGTTCCCACGATGGGCAGCGCGACCTGGGCCGCGATAGCCGAGGAAGCCGCGTTCAGTGACCAGACGCCCACGGTCGGGCAGGTCGCGTTCAGCCTTGAGAAGTCTGGTGGTCTGATAAAGACTACCCGCGAGTTGCTGGAGGACTCCGCGGTGAACCTCCCGGCGTTGCTGACCCAGATATTCCAGGAATCGGCAGGGCGGTTTGAGGATGTCGGCATCATCAGCGGAAATGATAGCACTCAGTACGCGGGGATCATGTCAGATTCCGACGTGGCTTTCTACACAATGGCCGGGTCGACCTCAGTCGTGGTTGCTGACCTCATCGGCACGTTCTACGCCCTGGAAGCCCAGCATCGGGCGAACAGCACCTGGGTCATGAAGTCGGCGATTAACTCGCTGATAAACCAGATTCAGGTCACCGGAAACGGCGTGACTGGAGTGGAAAACATAACTGCCGCTCCGTCAGCGTTCATCCTGGGTCGGCCAGTGGTGGATACCGACGTCACCAGCGGTCTCGGCGGCAGCATCACCAGCACCGAGAAGATCGCAATCTTCGGGGACTTCCGGCAGTACTACGTTTTTGATCGGGTCGGTTTCACAATAAGGCGTAACGATTCGGAATTCATGAATACAGACCAGATAGCGTTTTATGCCAGCAGGCGGGGCGACGGCCAGGTCGGACTCCCGGCAGCGTTCAAGATTTCCAGGGCCGCATAAGCGGTAACGAGTGGGGTGCGGGGCTTCGGCCCCGCGCCCCGTGGGGAGGATATATGCCCAAGGCCAAGGCTCTGGTGAATGTTACGTTCGGGGCTACCGGAGAGTCCTATGAGTTGGGAGAGACTTACAATGTCCCGGCTGAGACTCTGAAGCGATACCCGGATTATTTCAAGAAGGCGGCAACGAAGCCCAAGACCAAGCAGGCCGAGACCGAGGAGAACAAGTAGATGGCGACCCGCCATACCTACGCGACCGCTGACGATCTGCGGGACTACCTCGCAGGGACGAGCTACTCGTCCGGCTGGACATCTGACGCGGGGTCGATACGGCGCATCCTGGAGGCGGCTAGCCGGAGGATTGACGACTACTGCGGCGGCGGTACGTTCGGGCCGCGTC